ATATAATGAATTTTTTTGGGGAAGAAGAACATCGTATACTTGAACAATTTATGGAAGCATTATATCAATTATCAAGTGATGGCGTTCAGTCAACCCCAAAATATTTTCCGATGCTTTGTGGACATAATATTATAAATCATGATATTCCTTTTTTAATTAAAAGATTTATTATTAATAAAAATAAATTTGAAATAAAAAAGGGATTGCCATTAATTTTAAAAAAGTGTTTAAGTGCAAAACCTTGGGAATCTGATATTGTTGATACTGTTAATGTTTGGAAATTTAATGGTTATGATTATATATCATTAATGCTTATTGCTGATTTTATGGGTCTTAAAAAAACAGTAGATTTATTACCAAATAATGAATTATCGAAATATTATTGGAATAATGTCAAAGAAAAACCAGAAGAAACACTTAAATTTATATTATTACAATCAGCAACACAAACAAATCTTGTCATTCACCTCATGAATGAATTGAGACGATTATAATAATATATTTTATTCACTGAATAGAAGTGGTTTTAATCGATTTTAAGTCATAATTTGTTTTTAATGTCTTCTCCCATATATTTTCACAAACATCACCTAAATCCTATCTCAAAACTCTATTTTGATGGTAATTTGATTTGATATCTTATTTTAAGGACATATAAAATAATAATTTAAGAATTTAACTAATTAATCCATTTTAATACATCAATAAATTTTCCTTCAATATATGGTGCATCATAATAACTATCATATTCTTCTTCATCCATATAAGCACATTTTATTTTATATACGCCATTGAGTAAATAATTAAACATATCAAACATAGTATTAAAGAAAATATATATTTTATTTTCATGATTGAAAATAAAAATAAAACTTTCTTTCCAATCATCATTATCTAATGAATGATTAATTATAACGCCTAGTGTTTTACTACCATCAGAGTATTGTTCTTCATGTGCTGATTTTAATTTTGTTTTCATTCTTTTTTATATTTGTGTAAAATTTATTATTTGAGTGTCTTCTTAAAATATAATCAATATAATCAATTGTTTCTTGAATTGGTGGAACACCACGAAATTTAATTACTTTTTTAATACCTGCATTATAACATGCAAGTGTTAATTTCCATGAATATTTATCACTATAACCTTTTGTACGCCAATAATCATGCAAATCTTTTAACATTGTTAATCCAATATATATATTTTTTCGATTATAATCCAAATTAAGTGCATTAATATTAAGGATTATAGAATATGCATCTTCTGTTTCTGGCATAAGTTGAAAAAAACCTTTTGCACCTACAGGTGAAATAATAGTATCAATAAATTTTGATTCTTGTGATATTAATCTAAAAACAGTTCTTATTGGTAATTTAAATTCAATTGATTTATTATAAATATATTCAATATAATTAGTATCAACATATTTTGGAATTTTAATTTCTGCTTGAAACTCAATTGTATCAATCATTTTACATAGTTTTTCCAATCTCATTTGTTGTTTGATTTGATTAAATTTTGTTTCATCATTAGCTCTATTATAAATCCCAAACATACTAATACTACCAATATTTGTGGCATTCATACAAGTAAAAAGAATTATAATTATAAACAATATTTTTTTCATATTTTAATTTTTAATAGTTCATGTTATTTTTTTGAAAATCAATTAGTTATTAACTAAAAATTTTTAAATATTACCACAAATTAGTGGCATTTTTAAACTAAAATGCCTGAAAAATATTATTTTTTCAGGTATTGCTATATATATTGGAGAAATTTGTCCTGTACTTTCAGTAGAATCGGCAAAATTGTATGTTCTTTTTAATTGTTTCAAATTTTAATTATTTAAATTTAGTAAATATAAATACTTAGACATTTTTAATTTATCAACCAATTGATTTTACATATTTACGTTTCTCCAACATTCTTTCAATTGTTTTTTCTGGAGAATATATAAATAAATGAGAATTATTAATTCTATTAAAGCCACATTTATTAGCAATTGTAAATAACTTATATTCATTTATTTCAGTATCTTTTTTCTTGGTTAATTCATCAAGTGAATAGTATTTAAATGCTGGAACATTAATAATTTCAGTTAATTTAAGATTTTCTTTAACTTGAACTGATTTTCGATTATAATAATAATCAGCATCGATATAATTATTTTGAAATGGTTTAATTAATGCAATAATTGCAGTGTTTTTATAATAAAAATCTCTATAAATCATTTCAATGAATTCTTCAGTTATTCCACATTTCCGATAATCTTTACGTAAAATAAAAGAATGAATAAAAACAATTTTTTTGAAATCTTTTATTTCAATTTCTTTATCTTGAGCCATATCTATCAATTCAGAATAAGTATTTTCGACAATACGTTCTGTAATTAATTTGTTTAAATTCGCACCAAATTTTATTCCTAATTCAATATCCCATACAGAGAATCCATATTCACCAATAATAAGTGGCGGTTTTTGATTAGCTATTCTAATTTCAGATACACATCCTTCATATTCAGTAATAATATTTTCATCATCATTTACAAGGTCAAAATTCTTACGATAACCTTGTGTTTTGAATGTGATATTACTCCATAATTTCAAATTTATATCATTCATTGTGCAAATATATGTAAAATTAATTTAATGTGCAAATTCATTGTAATTCATTTGCCTTCCCCATTTTACCCAATAGGTCAACATAATAGTTCTTTATTTCATTGGTATGTAAATATTCTTTAGGTTCGAAATTCTCATCTATCCAGTCCATCCAATAAAGTTGAATACCAAATCTTTGCATATCATTAATAAAATCATTAATAGTAATTGGTATTGATATTATGTATTTTATAGTATTTGAAACATTTTTATAAATAATATAATGTTTTGGATAAAATTCGAGAATAATTTTATCATCATTCGTGAATTTATACCAATTCATCATGTTTTTACAATGCCAACCCTCAAAGAGTGTTTCACAAGATTTTTCATTAAATACCGGATATAACATATCAATAGTGAATGGAAGAGCGAGAAATTGTTTGAACTTCTCGCTCCCTGTTGTTTGTATGAATGGAACTACTTTTATCATGTTATTTTATTTTGAATAATGTTGCCAAATATCATACGTTCCATCATTATTTGGTGTAAAACGCCAAGTTTTCCAAGAATAATCTTCATCATGTCCATTATCACTGATAAATATCAATAATCGTATTTCTATATTACCATTATCTAATTTTTTTACGTATCCATTGCTAACACCATTTTTAACATAAAGTAGGTCTTTAAGGTCATCTCTATTTAAATATGTATAGCTATATGATGCTACACCATCAGAAGTACAACCATAATAATCAGTTTGAATGGCATTTGATGCAACATTCCATTTACCGTTATCATAACGAAGTAAATAAAGATTTCTTTCTATTTTTTCTCCATAATGTAAAACAGGAAAATTCCGAAAATTAAGTGTATCTGCATATGAAATCAAATATAATTTACCATTTTCACCATAAAATGAATATGTTCTTGTTTTTAAATATTCATTTAAATCTCCACCCTTTTGAGCACACCAAATACGAGATTTATCAACATCAACAAATGATGTGTTCGTTCCAAATTGACATATTTGCGACCCAACATGTTCTTTGTGACCAAAGAAATTGGAAGCCTTAGCGATACTGTCAGCTATAGCTTGAGCTTTAGCTGTAGAATCTGCAATACGCTGATTTTCTGCTTGAACTTTAGCAAGAGAGTCAGCCATTTTGGTAGAGTCAGCAATTCTTTGTGCTTCAAGTTCTTCAGCACTTGGTTCACATGCAGTGATTATTAAACCTGCAATAACGAATAATAATAATAACTTTTTCATTTGTTTTATTTTTTCTTTACTTGATTATACGGAAAACAAGTAAAAATGTTGCAAAAAACACGTATTTTTTGTACGTGTTTTTATTTTTAGATAAAATATGTGTTATTTTAATTCATATTCACCGACCACTAATACCATAAGATTGGTTGGCTTTTTTTTATCTTTCATTTCGGTTTTCATCACCGCATCAACATAATAATCAGAAAAAATTTCTCCAACATTTAACCATGTCCTGTCATTTATTTCAAAGAGTACTGCTTCAGTATCGGCATTAATAAATTTAACAGTTAGTCTTGGTGTTTCTTTTGTGTATTTCATAATTATAATTAATTAATAATGTTTATGGTAATTTAATATTAAATTTATTCGATAAATATAATAATGCTTCTGCATTACCTTTACAGTCATCTAAGGGAAAATGCGAGTGATGTGTTATTCGATGTTTTTTCCATTTATACCACATATCATGTTCTGCTCCACAAAATAAATCACCAATCCTTCTTGAAGAATAGCCAAATGGATTACTACCATAAAATTTATGAAAATAATAATTAAGACATACACCAAAATCATATCCATTATTATCTGAAATACCAATGGGTTGACCATTTACATTTTCTTTCAACCAATCCGCAAATCTTTTCATTACTATTTCTGGCTCATCAAATTTAAGATGTTCTTCACGACTAAAACCACTAATAGCTAATGCTTCGGGATTCCATTTATCAGAAATTGGTCGCATTTGTCCATAAAATGTTTTGGAAAGTGATGGTTCGACAATAATTGCAGCAAAACAAACTATTGAATAATCCGGCATATAACCGCCATCGCTCTCACAATCCACACATATTAGTCTATTTTTACTCATACTTTTAATGCCATTTTTTGTAAATTTGATTTAAATGCTTGTCTTGCAAAAATAAATAAAAATATTTCATAAAATGTATGCATTAATGCAAAACCATAATGAAATATTGTTATAAGTAAGGCAACAATTAAACCAAAGGTTAATTTATATAACCAGCCATTAAAACGATTAAATAATACTACAATTCGTTTCCAATGAATTTTTTCTTTTTTCCAAAGTATTATAAATAAATTTGTTTTCATAATTAGAATGGTATTTTACGAATTAATGAATCTGGTATTAATTTATATTCTTTTGGCGGAATATAAAGAATTGTAATTGTTTTAATGCTTGGTAAACTAAAACCAACGAGCCAACTACTTTTACTTTTTGGTATATCATATATTAATTTTTTCTCGCATCGATATGCAATAGTATCTGATTGACTTGGCGCAATGTATACTTCGTTCCATTTATCATAATCTTGTTGATATGACTTACAAAAAGTTCCAACATGAAAATTTTTTAATTTTACATCGTTGGTGTCATTAGTATAAAACAAAATTGTGATAGGAAATTGTTTATGCAACGTATCTTTTCTTTTAAAGAATTCTGTTGCATTATGATTTTCATAATAATTAAATCCTAAAACAACATGACTTTTATGATAATCTTTAAAAAGACTTTTTTGCGTAAAAAATGTATGTAATGGACTTGTGGTAATAATTTCAGTTCTGGTTTGTAAACTTCCACGAACTATGAAATTAGTTACAAGTGTAGCAACAAATGCTACACCACAAATAATTAAAAGTACTAAATATCTATTTTCCCAAAATTTGTTTTTGAAAAAACAAAGCGAAATTATTGATGTGATTATAGCTGATAATATAAACGTTAACATAATTTTAAGTTTTAAGTGTTAAAAAATTTTTACTTTTCTTCTTCAGTATCAACCCATTCAATTCCGGGACAATAATCACTATAACTTGCATTGAAGTATTCACCAAATACCCCACTACTATTTTTGAGACCACTACCAAATGCTTTGAATATCTTCCAAATAAGGATACCTAATGGTGCAAGTATAAGTTTAAACATAAAACTATAGAATATAATTTTAATTGGTATACATATTACATAAAAAAATCCGTATGCAAATCCAAGTACAATATATTTCACAGGATACCAAATTAAATAAATTAATGGTTCAACATACCAAACCTTTTTACCAATTTGATATTTATTAACTATATTTTGTAACCAACCGCTAATAAGCACATATAGTACATAAAAAATACCAATAATAATTGCAACACAACCAATAAATGCAAAAATCGCCCAATTTGCAATACACCAATCAGTAACTACAATTATACAATATACTAATCCATTAACCCCAAAATAAGATACTGCAAGTAGGAATAAAGTAACAATGCCACCAACAAATTGTTTAGTTCTTTTAATAATGTTTTTTAAATTAGCTGGATTAAAAGTAAATGCGTTAGAAATTGAAGCAAAGATTTTCTCAAAACCATCATTAATTGGTTTCATTTTAGCATCCCATTTAGCTTTTCTTTCTGCTTGAAGACGTTTACGTTCAAAATATTTACGTTTATTTTCTTCTTCTCTTTTTTGTGCTTCTTCTCTAATAAATTGATGAGATTTTGCTAATTCTTCACGCCATTCTTCCCATTTTATTGTAAGTTCTTTTTTCTTTTTTTGATATTCTTCTGGATTTATTTTACCATCAAGATGATATTTTTCAAGCAAGAAATAATCTAAGAAATTCTCATCAGATTTGTTAAAATATATCTTTGCTGTTATTGGCATTTTTTTATTGCTATACCAATATATGTCCCATACTTGTCGTTCATCGACATTCATTATCCAATCATCAGTAAGTTTTTTTAGTCCCCAAACTAATGCTTTAGGAATTAATAAAAATATGAATTTAATTAAATATCCAAGCAATACAAATATTACCACAAATAGTGAAAACAGTAATAACCAGAAATAAGGACAACCATTTTGCATTGTTTTAGGTGTTGGTGCATTACTGCGAAGTATGAATTTAATCAAACGATAATGCCATGATTTCATACTAACTCGCATAAGTTTAGGTTTTTCAGATAAAGTGATAAATTGTGCATCGCTTTCTTTTAAAGATACTTTCTCATCGATGGCAATATTACCATTATCAATTTCAACGACTTTTATGTAATAGCCATCAATACCATTTTTATAGAGAAATCCTCTATAATGAGAAATAGTTGATTGATTATATTCAACCACTTTGTTCAACAATAATTCTAATTTTTCGTTTTTCATTTTATAATAAATTAATTAATTTAAAAATCTTATCTTTTATTCCGCTTTGTTTAATACCTTCGTTCGCTATTGGTGTTCTAATGAAATTATTAGGAAGCCATTTTGATAAATCAAGGTCATCAATTGCAATAAATTTTTTAATATTATGGTCTTCAACATATTTTAATATTTCATTTGCACGACATTCTTCTAATTTGGCTAAATTGAAATATTTTATCCCCCATAATTGTGGGGTGACATCAAAAATTTTTGCATTAACCATATTTATTTCAAAAATGCGATTAAGTTGTTCAATAGTATAACTATCTTTCCAATCACTTGACAATACAATAACTGGTTTTACTTTTTCAATAATTTGATTAAATACTTTTACGCATTTTTCATCAAATTTATAACGATGATATTCTGAATTCCATTTATCTTTATTAGTAAAATATTGTTCAGTAACACACAGAACTCCATCAATATCCGTAAACAAAATAATTGAATCATCATTCATTATTATAATTATTTATTTATTTATATCATGTATATAATCCAATATTACCCAAAGTTTTTCAACTTCATCCATATTAAGATTATCTTTATACCAAGTTAATGCTTTTTTAAATATTGGTTTGCGATATTTATATTCTTCAACATATTTTTTATACATCGAACTACCATGTTCTTTACTATATTGAGCATTGGCATAAATATCACACATTTTAAGAATTATTGCACGATAATCTTTTACAGTTTTGGGCATTGTAAGTAAGTGTCGCATTAAACGATTTTCTGCAGGAACATCAGTAACTGCTAAAACAATATCGGCAACATCTTTACCACAAACTTCACAAATATTATTATATGTTAATTTTGCATCTTCAATACCATCATGAAGGAAAATTGCACCAATGGTTGGTTCAATATCTAATTTATTTTTATATATTAATACATGAGAATTAAATATGTCTTTCACCATATTAATATGAATAAAATAATTTCCACCATTATATTCACAATTAGCATCGTTATAAATTTTTTGTGCAAATCCTTTTATTTTTTCTAAATTTATCATGATGCAAAGATAAAACAAAATAATTAATATAAAAATTTTAAAGCAATATTATTATAAAAAATATTAATAATTATTAACACCAATGTGTGAATTATGTAATTTTTTATCGGAATTATGTAACATTTATTTAAAACAGTTTTCTATTTATGATATATGATGTAATCATACTTATTCAACATTTACGTCTCTGTTAATTACACATAATAAATTAAGAACGAACATTAAATATGCAAAAAATGAAAACAAAAAAATTATTGTCAACTATTATGGGAATTATTATTACATTGATTGTATTAATCACATGTAAAAAAGATGATTTTAAAGAAATTGTTGGTACGTGCCCCCAATCACAAATAGAATTTACTGTTGCATTATCATCAAAACCTCTTGCTGGCGGAACAACAATTGGTGATGGAACATTTCCTAAAGATTCATCGATAACTGTTGCTGCAACTCCAAATACTGGATATGTTTTTACTAATTGGACAAATGAAGCAACAATTGTTTCAACAAGTTCAAGTTATACATTTACTTTAACAAAAAATACAACATTAATTGCCAACTTTACTCCTGTAATTGCTGGAAATTTTGCTGTTATATTATCATCAAAACCTCTTGCTGGCGGAACAACAAATGGTGGTGGTTCATTTCTTGCTGGTTCTTCAGTAACAATTAATGCAATACCAAATATTAATTATAAGTTTATTAATTGGACAAAAGGAACAACTATTGTTTCCGTAACCCCTAGTCATACGTTTATTTTAACAAAAGATACAACATTAATTGCAAATTTTTTACTTAATGCATATACATTAAATGTTACCGCAGTTAATGGTAGTGTCACAAAAACTCCCAATCAATTTACGTATAATAGTGGTACTTCGGTTATCCTTATACCTATTCCTGCTTTAGGATATGTATTTAATTCTTGGAGTGGTGATGCAAGTGGTAATATAAATCCTTTAAATATTACTATGAATTCTAATAAGAATATTATAGCTAATTTTACTGCAATTATTATTATTTGCCCTACAATTATTGATTTAGGATTATCAGGTAACTTTGCAATATTTGCAGAATCTGGAATTTCAACCACTGGTGTTACTTTAATTACAGGCGATATTGGAGTAAATCCTGTGACATCTACATCAATAACTGGATTTGGATTAATTCTTCCAGCAGGTAGTGCATTTTCAACATCAAGTCTTGTTGCCGGAAAAATTTATGCTCCTGATTATGCTTCACCTTCACCTGCTAACATGGTAACCACAAGTGGCAATATGCATACAGCATATACAACTGCAAATGGTTTAGTTGTTCCAGCACCTGTTAATGAATTCATGGCTGGTAATCTTAATGGTCAAACTTTAACTAAAGGTATTTACAAATGGAGTTCTGGCGTTTCAATAACAAATGGTATTGTATTGGATGGTGGTGGTGATAATTGTGCAACATTCATATTCCAAATAGCTAAAGACCTTACAGTAGCAAATAGTGCAATTATTACATTACAGAATGGTGCTCAAGCAAAGAATATATTTTGGATAGTTGCTGGTAGTGGTGCAATTTTAGGAACAAACGTTAATTTTAGTGGAAATATTTTATGTAAGACATTGATTTCAGTGAATACTGGTAGTAAAGTTACTGGTAGATTGCTTGCTCAAACGGCAGTTACATTAAATGCGGTAACAATAGTTAAACCATAATAATTATAAAGAAAAATAATAAACAAAAATATGAAAACAAATATTATAAAGAAAATTTTTAACATTAAAACACTTACATTATGTATTTTAATGTTGATTGGTACAAATCTTCAATCACAAGAAAACCAGATAAATAAAAATGCTCAAAATTATGTAGATACTACATTAACAAGAAAAGATACAATACCATCATGGTGGTTTGGTGCTGCTGTTGGTGGAAATTTAAATTATTACCGTGGTTCAACCCAAAATGTGAATGCTAATTTATTTTCATATCCTGCTTTCCATAATGGTAATGGTATAGGATTATATATTGCACCTGTTGTTATATTTCATAATCCCGAAAAAGTTTTTGGTGGTATGTTCGAATTAGGATATGATAACCGTAAAGGTAAATTTAATGAAGTAACAACTCCATGTAATTGTCCTGCAGATTTAAAAACAAATTTAAGTTATATAACAATTGAACCAAGTATACATATGACACCATTTAAAGGTAATTTTTATTTATTTGCCGGTCCTCGTATGGGAATTACAATCGGAAAATCATTTGTATATAATAAAGGTAAAAGTGTTGATGGATTAATACCAGCAGAACCTCAATTAAAAGGTAATTTTACTAATATGTATGAAGCAGTAATATCTATGCATATTGGTGCTGGATATGATATTATACTTACATCAAATTTTAATGATAGTATTAAAGGTAGTAAAGAAGGTCGAAAATATAATGAAATGGTATTATCGCCATTTATAGATTTCCATCCATACTTTGGTCAGAATCCACGCACAATTGAAACATGGAATCTAACTACAATTAGAATAGGTGCAGTACTTAAATTTGGTCATGTAAAGATTCAAGCAAAAACAAGACCAATTATAATACCAGTTTCTGATACAATAATACCAGTTCCTGTTCCTGTTGTTGTTATACCTGTTATTATAGTTGTTCCAGAACCAATAAAAATTACTACGGCATATACTTTATATTTCAAATTTGATGAATCAAACCTTGATAATCAAACAATTAATTATTTAGATAATTTAATTAATGATTTGAAAAAAGATACAACAATTGGTATTCAAATTAAATCATATGCAGATATGAGAGGAACTGAAGATTATAATATAAGTCTTTCAGAAAGACGTGGTAAAGCAGTTGTTGATTACATGATTAGTAAGGGTATTGATATATCAAGAATTAACTCAACAGCTTATGGTAAAACAAAAATATTTAATGAATATAAAGAAAGTACTAATGAAATTGAATACGCATTAAATCGTAGGTCTAATATAATAGTAATTGGTATTGCAAGTAAAAAATAATTAGATTTTAATAAAAACTCCAAATAAAATGATAATTAAGATAATATTATTTGTTATTATTGTAATAGTGGTAGTTGCCATATATTTCAAAATAATTAAAGAAAGAAAAAATAAAACAAAAAACTCGTTATAATCTTATTGATTATAATATTTTAAAAAATATAAAATAATGAAAAAAATATTTACATTATTTACTGTAATTAGTATTGCACTAAGTATTTTTATTGTTGAATGTAAAAAAGATAATAATTCTGTTATAAAAATTAATATCCCAATTCAAACAATAAAAATGACACAACCATCACTTGCAAGTATAACGAATTTTGTAATTCTTGCTGGTGCGTCAATTACAAGTACAAATGCAACTATAATTACAGGTAATCTTGGATTATGTCCGGGTACTTCTATAAGTGGTTTTCCACCAGCAATATTAAATGGAACTCTTCATGTTAATGATTTAATTGCAATTCAAGCAAAACTTGATTTGATTTCTGTTTATAATGATTTAATGGGACGTAAAAGTACTGATATTGTAACATTATCGGGAAATATTGGTGGTCTTACATTAACTCCGGGTTTATATAAATCAACATCTACGTTAGCAATATCTTCCGGTGATTTAACTTTTGATGCGAAAGGTGATACCAATGCTATTTTTATCATACAAATAGCATCAAGTCTTACAACTACTTCTGGACGTAAAGTTATTTTAACTGATGGTGCTGTTGCATCTAATATTTATTGGCAAATAGGTAGTTCAGCAACATTTGGAACTACTTCAGTATTTAAAGGAACAATTATCGCATTACAATCAATTACATTTAATACTGGTGCAACACTTAATGGTAGAGCATTAGTAAGAAATGGTAGTATAACAATGATTGGTAATACAATTACAAAATAATAAATAAAATGGGAACACTACTTTACATAATAGCATTTATATTTCTCATAGGATGGGCAATAGGTGTTTTTGTTTTTGCTGTTAGTGGATTTATTCACGTACTTCTAATTATTGCAATAATTGCAATATTATTTAGACTTATAAAAGGCAAAACAATATAAAAATAATATTATTAATTAAAAACAAATAAAATGAGTTTAATAAGTATTTTAATTGTACTAATCGTAGTAGGAATTCTCCTATGGCTTGTTAATACATACATCCCATTAGACGGAAAAATTAAACAAATTCTTAATATCGTAGTAATAATTGCTATAGTGGTATGGTTACTTAAGGCATTTGGACTATTTGCTTATTTAAAAGGCATACACTTTTAAAAACAATTCTTTTATTTTTAAGAAATGAATGAATGGGATAATTATGTATTTATTCCATCCATTTTTTGGATATTTCATTTATTTGTTATATATTTGTCAAACTTTTTAATAAAATATTGTAACCTTTATTATGGAAGATTCGTATTATAGAATAAAAAATATTATGAATATAATTAAAGTTAGTGGATTTCATATTTTCTCCAAAGGAGATGTAACAATTGATACGAATGATATTCAATGGAAATTACAAGATAATTTTTATTTTGATAATGAAGAAGAACTTGAAGTTTTTCAAAAAGACATAAAAACTTTGTTTGAAAATTATTGTGGTGAAGTTACTGTAAAAACTTTTGAAGAAGTCGATGGAAGCAATATTAAATAAATATAATTCGGTCCTATTCTTAGATATTGATGGTGTAGTAAATTCGGAGCTATTTTATAAAGAAAAATTTGCGCATTTGGATAAATATAATAACATACCTTTATATAGGGTAGTAAAAAAACATTTACTTAAATTGGTTAAATCAAAAGAAATTTTGGAATTGGATTTTTATAAAAGTCAAATGTGTTCAATTCGAATTGGTTGGTTAAATGCATTATGTGAAGAAACTAATTCAGCAGTTGTTCTTTCAGCTTCAATGAGAAGTCATCATGATGTGGAAAAATTAAATCAGATTTTTAAATATTGTGGAGCGACATTCACAATTATTGATAAAACCCCATATACTGGATATGAAAGAGGAACTGAAATTAGTAAATGGTTAAAAGAAAATTGTATGAAATGGTTTGGTGTTCATTATTATGATTTTTATCGTTTCGCTATAATTGATGACGATAGTGATGTTCTTTTAAATCAACAATTTAACTTTTTTCAAACAGATAATTATTCAGGTTTAACCCCAAATATTTGTTATAGAATAAAAAGATTTTTAACACATAAAACATTTTAGATATGAAAAAAATTATATTTTTTTTATTTGTTGTACTAATTACAATAGATACATTTTTTATTATTAAAATTAAACAAAAACATGATAGTTTTAAACCAAATTACGAGCAAGGACTTCGGGATGGTTTTATAAGAACTTTAAAATATCTTGAACATAAAAATTATCTTACAAAAGATACTGTTATAATTAAAAACAGAGAAATTGATAGTATTTTACATCCAAAATAAATAATTATGAGTAATATTAGGATTCAATCAACAATTAGACAAGGAAATGTCTATATTAGACAAAGTGATATCATTAAATCATTATATTCTGATTTAGCAAATGCTACTGATGATATTCTTAAAAAATATTTAAGAGCGCAAATTGAATTATGGGAAGAATATGAAATAAATATTTTGAAACAAGCAAATTTATTATAATTATGATAAAGTTTTTAATTCAAAAAATCAATAAAGAAATTAGACATGATTTTGCATTTACATTGCTTGAATCTGTAAATTATAATAATTGGTATAATCCCGCATCAAATATGCGTGTAATGTTCTTTAATACTAAAGCTGAACAAACAGATTTTGTGTTCAATGAACGATTTCATACTTATATTCCTATTGGTAGTGTTGAATTTGTATCAGCATTTTTACGACAATTTTATAATAAAGAATTAAAACCATTAAATGTTCCTGAAGAATTATTTGGTTTCGCAGGTCGTGATATACTTAATGGTAATCAAATGTCTTTAAATGAAACTAATGTTGGTACATATTTTATTAAAAGTAATGATAAAATAAAAGGATTTACTGAAGTAATTAGAATGGACTCTAAGCATTTAGTAAATATTCCAATAGGTAATTATCAAATATCAGAATATATAATCATTGATAGTGAATGGCGTGCATTTGTGTATCAAAATAAATTAGTTGGATTACAAAACTATTTGGGAGATTTTACCATGTTCCCAAATATTAATAAAATTAATGGCATGATTAAAGCATTTAAATCAGCACCTATTGCATATACTCTTGATGTGGGTATTAGTAATTCAGATACATTTGTAGTTGAATGCAATTCTATGACAAGTGTTGGTCTTTATGGATTTTCTGACTATAGAATATTACCACATATGTTTTATAGATGGTTTTATCAATACGTAAGAAATATTAAAAATAAATAATAATATGAAAAATAAAAATATGAATCGTTTTTGTGAATATCATGTATATACAAAAGAAAATCCTGATGGAACTGATTGCGCAGCACATTTAGCTGAAGCAAGAGTTTTTAAATGTCCATATGACATTGAAAAGGCAAAACAAAAATGTTCGGATTATGAATCAATAAAAGATATATGAAAATTAAACAGATTTTTGACGAAATTGCTAATGAATCGAGTACTAATGAGAAGATGAATATCCTTTCAAAGTATAAAGATAATGAACTTTTAGTACGAGTATTATATTTAGCTAATTCAAAACGAATTAAGTTCTATATTAAGCAAATTCCTTCACATTCTGGAAGTTTAAAAATGTCATTAACTGGTGCGCTAGATTTGTTGTCGACTTTGAGTGATAGAAGTGTTACTGGTTATGATGCAATAGCACATTTAATAAATATACTTAATTCAGTTGACCCCGATGATGGATATATTATTGAACGTATTATTGAAAAGGATTGCAAAATTGGTATGGGAACTAGAAATATCAATAAGGTGATTCCTGATTTAATAGAACGAACTGGTTATATGGGTTGTAAGCCATATTCAAAGGAATTAATTAATAAATTGTTAGCTAAAGGTACTTGTTATAGTCAAGAAAAAATGGATGGTAGATTTGTTAATATTATTATTCAAGGTGGAGAAGTATTGAATGAATCTCGTCAAGGTGAACCAACATTATTAGATAATCCAGCATTTATGCAGGAATTAACGCAATTAAAAGATTGTGTATTGAATGCTGAATTAACTATGGGCAAATACAATGGAATTCCAATTTCACGCTATGAAAGTAATGGAATTATTGCATCTTTAATAAGTATAGCCAATAAAAAATCTGCTGGCGATGATGTTACAAAAGATATTCAAAAACTTGAAGCTAAACATTTACCATATAGAGAAGCATTAGATTTAATTCGAGTTACTGCTTGGGATATTTTAACTATTGATGAATATTTTACAAGGAAATGTAATAGGAAATATAAAGAAAGATTTGTAGATTTAAATTCAACCTTACAAGGATTTAAAATGTTATCGGTTGTTGAAACTAGAGAAGTTTCTACCATTGAAGAAGTAATGGCACATTTTAATGAAATTGTTTCTCGTGGTAATGAAGGTACTGTCGTTAAAAGTATGGATGGAGTATGGGCAGATACGAAACCTTCATATCAAGTGAAAATTAAACTGGAAATTAATTTAGATTTAAAAATTGTTGGATTTAATTATGGAACAGGAAAGAATTTAAAACTGATTTCATCACTTAATGTTGAATCCGAAGATGGTTTATTAAAAACTTCACCAACCGGAATAAATGAAGATGATATGGAATATATTACCACTAATCAAGATAAATTATTAAATACAATTGTTGAAGTTAAATGTTCTGGTTTGTCACAAGATAGTAGGGGAAATTATTCAGCACTTCATCCTGTTTTTAAATTACTTAGAACAGATAAGACAATTGCCAATACATTAACAGAATGTATTGAAATTAATAAATCCTCATCATTACTATAATTAATTAAAAATATTATGATAAAATTTTTAAAAGAAAATGGTTATCCAATGACAATATTTATTGAAACTTCAAAAATAATAGACCTTGAAAATGAATTTAATGAATTCGAATCAATAGTTACTGATAAAAAAAGTAATGAAATATTAAGATTTAGTCATCATAATTTACGTGATAGAATTCATTGGGTATCTGGATTCTTCACTGCATTAAGAATGAATAATGGAAATTAAAGGAACTTATAAATTAATATATAGCGTAGATAAACATGAAGAAGAATTACGAGTTGATGTTGAATTAAAACCAAACGAATTTCCATTAAAACCTTTTCAAAATGTTTATCGTGGCATTGCTTATGTAAACGGTTCAATATATAATGGAATTGATATTTCTCATTCAGTAAATGCTAAATTTGCTGCAGAAGAAATTGGTTTAAATTTAAAAGAAGAATTAAAGAAAAATTTGCGACAAGAAGGTAAAAGTTTTAGATTAAAAAAAGAAGAAATAAAATGATAAATGAAGAATTTAAAGAACGGTTATTAAAAGAAATAATTCTTTGTAAAGAATTAAAAGAACTTACTATTGAAATTAAAGATTTGTTTTTCGAACTAATTAATAGTGAAATCGAAAAACGAGATATGAAAAGATTTAAATTAAATGAAGAAGAAAAAATTATTTTCGAAAATAATGCATATATTGCATGTAATAATAATGCATTAAAATTTAACTCAAATAAAACTAATAATGCATATGCATATGTAGTAACAATTATTAGATGTTCTTTTTCAGATACAATTGTAAAAAGAAGAAAAGGTCTTGAAATTTAAAACTAAAATAATTTTAATATAAAATATGAAAAGTTTTACTGAAATTGGTCAATATCGACAAGTAGTTAGAGAAGTTAAATCACATCATGATTATACTGGTAAAGATGAAAATGGCGATGCCATATATAGTCATACATCTCCATATCCAGTATTAACATTTCGTGGTACAGTTAAATTGCATGGAACTAATAGTTCTATTGTTAAATACATTAATGATGGTCAGATTAAATATGATTTTCAAAGTAGAGAAAGAATAATAGATTTGACCGGAAAAGATGGCGATAATTGTGGTTTCATGAGAGAATTTCAAAAAAAAGATTATCAAAAACTTTTTGATGATATTGATTGTAAATCATCAATTGCAATTTTTGGCGAATGGTGTGGAAATGGTATTCAAAAGGGCGTTGCAATTGTAGAATTGCCAAAAATGTTTGTAATATTTGCGGTTAAAATCGATGATGTATATCAAGATATGAATAGCTTCAAACATTTAAAAAATGAAGAACAAAATATTTACAATATTTTACAATTTCCTACATTTTCAATTGATATTGATTTTAACAATCCTGAATTAATTCAAAATAAATTGGTTGAATTAACCACTAATGTTGAAAAAGAATGCCCTGTTGCTAAACAATTTGGTATTACTGGTATTGGAGAAGGAATTGTTTGGGAACACATCAATGGCAATGAAAGATATATTTTTAAAGTTAAAGGTGAAAAACATCAAAATAGTAAAGTAAAAACTCTCACAACAGTTAATGTTGAAGAAATTGAAAACATTAAAACATTTGTTGAATATGCAGTAACTGAAAATAGATTATTGCAAGGAATTGATAAAATGAGAGAACTTGGTTTACCTATTGAAAGTAAAACCACTGGTGATTATTTAAGATGGGTTTATAATGATGTTATTAAAGAAGAAAGTGATACTATTGCAGAAAATAATATTGATGTAAAGAAAATAGGTTCTGCAATTTCAGCAAAAGCCAGAATGTTTTGGTTAAATTATTTAAACACACATTTATAATGGAAAAAAAATTAATTAAATCAAATATAAAAAAGTAATATTATGAAAAAAACATTATTAACAATTATGATTCTATCACTTTCATTAGTGGTAATGGCACAAAATCCTTTTAAGTATTTTTTTAAATCGAATAATGAGATTGAAACTAGTACCAATACTTTAAAATCGGGAATGCTCAATACAACTCCAGTTCCAATCCCACAATGGTTTTTTAAATTAGATGGGTCAGTATCTCTTTTAAGATTTCAGTATGTTGGAGGTACGCAAGGAGTAGAAGTAAGTACTTTCAAAATGGTTGGATTGGGAGTTTCTTATCAAGAAATTAAAATTATAAATAGCAAAAATTATGCCGATTTAACATTAAAGATTTTACTTGATTTACCTACAATAAATAATGAAAAAATGGGCGGATGTTTTGGAGTATCTTTATGGGATAATAAAATTGGTGCAATCATTGGTTATACTGTAGATGAAAAATATCCTTTTCTGGGCATAAACGGTAGTTATAACTTTTAAATATTTTATAAATAATTAACGCAATTAAAAAAATAAAAAATTATAAAAATATTATACTTAATTATCAAGGATACTAACATCATTATTTTCATTTTAACATATAATTAATCCTTCTTCCTTTTCAAAAAAGTATTTATAATAAACTGTTTATTATGAATGCTGTATCGTCAATTATCGCAAACATTAGTTTAAAGAAAATAGTAGACTTAATGGCTGTTTATATTCATGAACAAGCGTTAGAAATTCGAAAAGAAAATAATATTGAAGATGGTCATATAAAAATATATTCCGATTATGTCGTTTACCCAACAAATAATAATGAATATTATGCCTTTCATTATGTCGTTCATGTTGATAATCAAAGTGAAAGGTTTTTCATAGTATCTTGGACTCCTTCAACAGAAGATGAATTCTTAGACTCAATTAAATATTAACCGTATATTTGTAACATTATTTATTTTTTTTCGTAATATATAGTATTGTTATTGAAATATTTATTTATCTTTGTCAAACAAAAAATAAAATGAAATGAGAAAAGCATCTTGTGATAATGGAATAATCATTCATGAAAATAAATTTATTGGTATTTCGCTTGGTTATGATTATTGTGCAGAACATGAGGGCGGTATTAAAGGAATAAAACGTATTGTTGGAATTCCAGAATCCTCCAAAGAAAATATTGGTGTTAAAAGTCGTAGCATAACCATTTGTCCAAAAAATCTTATTTTCAAAGAAGAAATTGATGGTAAAGAAAAATATGCAACACTTATAATTGCATATATGGGATGGAATGAAGAAATTGATGAAGGTCTTCCACATGACCTAATAAATTATAAGGATGATATAAAATGGAATATTAAATGGAGTAAAGGTAATCCTAATAGCGAGAAAAAAGACCAATTAATTACTGCATGGGATGAAAATAGTTTTGGTATTGCAGTAATGGGTGAAAAAGAAGTTAGCTATCTTAAAGAACTTCATAAAGCATTTCAAAATAAAAATATTACAATTGCCAGATTAAATTTTGGCGGTATAAATCCTTTTAGTAATGCAAGTCTATCTATATTAATAGCTGACCGTTTACCACAGATTGCATTAGATGGTTTTCTTCATTCCGATAAAGAACTTTATGACCGTGAAGATTATGAAGAAAAAATTGGTATGAAAGAAATAATCAAAAAATATGGCAATAAAAACGGTAATAAATATTTCTTGGCTTGTAGTCCTAAATGGATTGATTATGATAATGTGGATGCTCGTGAAAAAACTAAAACAGAATTAAAAACCGAGTATGACATCCGATATTGGATTAATTATAGTGATGATGATAATAATTTTGGCTGGTATACCGTTGAAGAAATTAGAAAATGGTTAACAACGCCTAATTTACATCTTGTACAAATTAGAAAAAGAAAATGAATGTAATTGATGATATTTTTAAAATTCTTTTTCTTGTTATTATATTTGTACTATTACTGTATGTGGGACATGTAATTAAACATGAAAAAGAAAAAAAAATTAAATTGAAATAAACAAATGGAAGAAGAAAAAGTATTGGAATATAGAATGTATTTCTTTGTGCCTTATAATGTTAGCGAGATACAAAAAAGTTTACAAGCCGGGCATTCGGCATTAGAATATGCTCAAAGATATGGTCAATCAGAAGAATTTAAGAATTTTATGAATGATAAAACTTGGATTATCTTAAATGGCGGTACAACTAATGATGAAAGGGATTTTAATGAAATTGCATTAGGAACTCTAAATCAAATTGCTGATGGTTTATTGGAGAATGATATACAATTCTCATATTTTCGTGAACCAGACCTTAATAATGCACTTACTGCAGTTTGTTTCATTTGTGATGAAAGAGTATTTAACGGAAAAGATTATCCAGATTTTGTGGATTATATTCTTGATATCAAAATGTATACCAAAACAGAAGCAGCAACACCCGCAGAAAATATGATTATGTTAAAAATAAAAACTAATGAAGAATTAATAATAATGTTTCCAGAATATTATAAAGAATGGGTGCGCTTTATTGGTGGAATTAAGAATGTATTTCTACGTGAATTAATTAAAGATAAAAAATTAGCATAAATAACAAATAAAATTAACTTTTAAATAAATTATTAATATGGAAAAAGAAATAAAGATTAACGTACCTGATGGGTTTGAAATTGATAAAGATAATTCTACTT